ATAAATTATTTAACTGGAGAACAAATATTTATTTTGGTACAGCGTGTTCTAGAGCAAGTTCCTGATCTTGAATCTATCTATTTTGTTACCGATGATATTTATTTTCCTTATAAAGAGCATTTTAATAAATTTATTGATTTATATCTGGCTTCCGGATTAAAGGATAAATCTAAATGCAAATTTCTTATTCAAACGTCTGTCCAGAGTTTAGAAAAAGAAGATATTGTTCGGTTGAAGGAACTTGGTGTCTGGCGTATCACGCTAGGGATCGAGAATTGCAGCCCAGCCGTCTTGAAATCTCTTAATAAATCGGTTGACTTGATAAAAGCAAATCAAATTATTGATTGGGCCAATAAGTATCAAATCGATTTATATTATCTGATTATGTTATTTCCACCAGAAAGTTCTATGGAGGATTTATGGATTAATTATATCCAGTTGAATCGCTGGCAAGAGCGAGGTGTGCGAATTAGTATTGAACCCGTAATCCGGGCTTATAGGGGCACACCAATATTTAATCAGGATTATGCCATTGAATATTCTTTTAAGACGCTTGAAAATAATTGTGAGAAGTTAAAATTTAGCGAATATCTTTTACCAAAAGATCCTATTGTCAGGCAGCTCGTTCTGGAGTTTAAATCTCTAGAAGAATCTTTTGTGCAAGAACAGCTTGCTAAAGAATCTTCGCTCCATTCGACTAAAGGTGATACCGGTAAGATTCTATTATGTCTTTTAGGCCAGCTCCTGACAAAATATAATTGCAAAAAAAAATTTACCCCAGATAGGCCAGCTTCTGGCAAAATATGATTGTGACCAAAAATCCCTCAAGCCCCGCCCTTTAGTTCTGGGGAGTGTCAACAAAAAACCTTTTATCCTGGAAACGGATTGAGTTTTGATGCAAAATAAGCCTCGGATTTCTATCATAATGAAATCACGCAATCGACCTCATCTGCTACCGCGAGCAGTTGAATCGTTGCTCGCACAATCTATTGATAATTGGGAATTAATTATTGTTGATGATTATTCTCCTTCTATAGATCTTCATGAATATCTGGTCTCGATTCAAAACGACCCTCATATCAGAATCATAAAACGCGATCATCCCACCTACCGGAATGTTTCTTTGTTATGGAATACAGCATTAGATTGTATGAATGGTGATTATTTTGCCATTCTTGATGATGACAATACAAAAAGCCCCACATTTTGTGAAGCTATGGTAGCTTATTTAGATAAGCATACCGAATATGATGCAGTATCCTGCCTGGGTGATTATATTGATGAACAGGATACTATAATTGGGCCATTTGATTTACCACTATTATGCTCAAAAGATACTATAATGCACCGGAATTTCATTGATAGCGGTTGTCTGGCGATACGGAAAGAAATGCTGCAGCGCATTGGTTGGTTCGACGAAAAACTTCGTACGGCAGAGGATTGGGATTATATTATACGTCTCATGTTTCAATCACAAGGCATTGGATTGATAGAAGATCGCCTAGCTCAATATCGTGTACATAGTGGTAATTCAGGGCGTCAATCAATCCAACTTGGCGGGTTAAGGGATTATCATTATATCCAGGAAGAAAAAGATTATTCAAGTCCAACAAAAATTTCTTTAAATTGCAAGCTACCAGAAATAGATTTCAGAACAATAGAAATAGAAGGTAATTTTATACTTCCCGTTTTGAATGAACCGGATATAATAAACTCGGATATGGGGACATTAAGCCTTGTCTGTAACAATAAATTCTCGCAAAGTAATTATGATGATTATTATCTAGTTTCTGATCCCTCACATATAGCCCCTGAGATCATCTCTGCGGGACGCCTTATTATTTGCCCATCTTTTCCTGATTTGAATTTAAAGCAAATGATAGCCATCTTAAACATCATTCGTTCACCACGATATTTTGCTTATTGCGATGGAGAAGGTAATGTCAAGGATTATTATTACAAAGACCCCATTTCGTTTGCCGCTACTTGCCGGGTGTGATTTTCCTGATTATATCGAGGATCGGGGGAGTGCATTTATTGTTACTTCGACTATCAATAAATTTTTGTATTTATGGATTAGAGAAGCACCTATACAGATAGGCTCTAAAAGCATTATAGATACTGATAAAAATTTAGCGCAATCCGTTCCTAAAGAATATATAGAGGCAGTATTTTCTTTTTATGATATTCCCTTTCGATCATTAGAAATAGCTATTTTCAGTGATATTCCAAAACATTCCGGTCTGGCTGGCAGCACTGCCCTTCTGATGGGCTTAATCCAGGGCGTTCGCCGTTATCTTAATCTATCGGATTTATCACAAATGGAATTAGCCAAAACAACATATCATATAGAAAGAAACATTTTAGGACGGCCCGTAGGGTATCAAAATCCTTTTCCAATAGCTTTTGGAGGAGGGATCATGGGCATAGAATTTAAGAGCAAAAATGAAATGGTGCAACCCATAATAGAATTTATTGATATTTCAAGGCAAGAATGGCTAAGAGATAATCTGTTACTGTTTTATATAGGCCGAGGAGACATTCAATCAAGTGATAATTTGAAATGCGACATGCGAAATAACCAGGATTTTGAAATAATGGATCAGTTAAATAAACTTGCACATGATGTTTTTGACTGGCTTAATTCGGAAAGTCAGGATTTACAATTTTATGGTTCTTGCCTCAATAAGGCTTATGAACTCAAATTAAAATGCGGTGCTGGTGCAACAGATGATAAATTTCATAAAGCATGGAAAATAAGCAGAGAAGCAGGGGCCTATGGTGGTAAAATGTGTGGTTCGGGGCGCGCAATGCTATTATTATGTTGTAAACAGGATAAACAAGATGAAGTACGTATGGCTTTAAAAGATTTTGCTGAAATACCATTCGCTTTTACTTCTGATAGTTCTAAGGTGATTGCTGATCTACGTCAACTACCGTCAGCTAAAGCAGACGGCTTGCGAAAGGCTGGAAGCCAACCAGCCTGAGCAGGATTAAAAGCAGTTGACTAGCCGGATAGTAACTGAGCTTGCTGGGCGTGGCAGCCTGAGATACGGTAGGAACGCCGCCCTAATCCCTACCCGCTATGCAGGCCAGTGGCGAAGGGCAGTAAATACAAGGGGAGTAATCTCATGTTTGTACCGGTAGTAGATAAGAACCAAGTACCCTTGATGCCTACTAGACCAAAGAAAGCCAGGAAGTGGATAGAGTCAGGCAAGGCAACACCATTTTGGAAGCGAGGAGTATTTTGTGTGAGACTTAACGTAGAACCCTCTGCCAGACATGTACAGGATGTAGTGGTGGACATTGATCCTGGTAGTAAGAAAGAGGGCTTATCAGTTAAGTCCAACGCCCATACTTATCTGAATATCGAGGCCGATGCCGTAACCTGGGTGAAGGATCATGTCAAGCAGCGGCGGCAGATGCGCAGAGCGAGACGGAGCCGGAATACACCTTGCCGGGCTAATCGAAGTAACCGCAGGATAGGCGGCCTGCCACCCAGTACCAGGGCACGCTGGCAGTGGAAGTTACGGATATGCTGGTGGCTAAAGAAGCTATATCCCATAAGCCATTTTGTGGTAGAGGATATAAGAGCACGGACAAAGAAAGGCAAAGGCAGATGGAATAGGTCTTTTTCACCTCTGGAAGTCGGTAAGAGATTTTTTTATAAAGAGATACAAAAGCTAGGCCAATTAATAACTTTGCAGGGCTATGAGACTAAAGCCATACGAGAAGCTTTGGGACTCAAGAAGGATCATTGGGTAGATGCCTGGTGTCTGGCTTATTCCCAAACCCAAGGCAACATGCCAGATAATAAGCAAGTTCTTGGCTTGATTCCCCTGCGTTTTCACCGCAGGCAGCTTCATGCCCTACAACCTGCTAAAGGAGGCATAAGGCGTGTTTATGGTGGCACACAGAGCTTAGGGTTTAAGCGTGGTAGCCTGGTTAAGCACCCAGTATGGGGTCTGAGTTATGTCGGTGGCTGGCTAAAGGATCGTATCAGTCTACATTCGCTAATAGATGGTAAGCGATTGTGCCAGAACGCTAAGCTGTCAGAAGTCAAGTTTCTAACCTTTAATAGTTGGAGGACGGGCAATTCCTCCGCCAGATAAAGCAGGCGGTCTCCACGCCCGAATGTTATGAAAAAAATATTCTTTTCTTCCGGACATACAGCATCCAGGCCTGGGGCGATTGTAGGTGATTTGGATGAATATCAGATTGCCTACGATATAACACGTAATTTGGCTGATATTTTTATTGGCGATAAAAGGATAGTCTTTTCTTATAACCAGCCTTTAGCGAATAAGATTGAATGGATTAATGACCATGCACCAGAGCTCGGTCTGGCTATAGAGCTTCATTTTAATGCTGCGTATCGGGAAGCAGCCTCCGGTACAGAGACATGGTATTGGTCAGAAACAGGAAAGGTATTTGCAGAAATATTTCAAAACAATCTCCTGGAATTAGGTAAAGAAGATCGTGGTATAAAGCATGGCGCATATTGGCGTCTGATTAATGGAAAGAAGGTTTGGTACACGCTGGGTTTTCTACGTCGTACTATCCCCCCAGCTATTATTCTGGAACCACTTTTTTTAACTAATCTGGAAAATGCAGCAGCTATTAGGCGAAAAGACTTTCGAGAACTATTGATAAAAAAGATCAGTCAAGGGCTACAGCAAGCACTTTCTGTTATTTACCTTTAATAAACCAGGAAAAAGTTAATGTCCGCAACACCGTTAATATCAGTTATAACCGTTACTATGAATCGCTTTCATTATTTGATAGAAGCGGCAAAATCTCTACAACACCAGCTATATAATTCGTGGGAATGGCTTATTCTGGATGAGAGTGATGATTCAGGGATAGCTGCTACCAGGGAATATTTACAGAATCTTAGAGATGATCGGATTAAATACTTCCCTATTTCCATAGATAAGACAAAATGTCCTTTTACAACCCGCCGGAATGAATTATTAGATAAGGCAAAAGGCAAATATTTTCTGATATTAAATGATGATGATTATTTTTTGCCAGAGAAACTTCAACGCATGGTTCATATTGGTGAAACAAGTGATGCAGATCTGATTTGTTGTTCCGTGGGTATCACGAATAACTTGATTAAGAATGCTCCTTTGAATGCTGTGCAAAAAGCCGAGCCTAATAGATTATCTATAAAAGCTATTCGGGAGCAAAATCCTCTGGATATTGGAAGCTTTTTATTTAGAAAAGAGAGCTATGAGAATACCTATGGCCTATTTAATGAAAGGCTATCTACTGCCGAGGATTGGGATATACTTTATCGCTCAGCGGTCATGGAAGCCAAGATAACAACTATCCCGGATATATTACATCTCTATCGCCAACATGCCTTACAAACCATTCATAGAGTGAAGGATGAGCCGGAGTTTGGCCGGACACATGAGAGGGACTTATGTTCTATTCGTGCTTTCGAGCCTCCCGAAATATTTGCCTATTTGCCGGGCAATGTATTGACAACTTCACAGAAATTTGTTTGTGAGCGGATTATAGAAGAAGGCTGGTTAAGACCCCTAAAGCTATTTGATCCTGGAGAGCATATCGCTCAAAGAAGAGACTTATTATTATGTCTGGCCCCTTTTCAATATTCTTCTCAAGACATGCTCAGGGTAAAGAGTTTTCCTGGAACGAAGATTGCTATCCAGATGGAGGACCCCTGGGCATTAAGGACAAATATACAAAATGCCCTGCAATTCGATTACATTTATACCAATGATATTTCTGGGATTGGGCAATATGATGGGATAGCTCCAGGAATACTTCCTACTAATAGCGTTTCCATGAAACATATTGAGAATGCAATAGAAATTGAAAAAGAATATGACCTTATTCTCGTGGGATATGCTTATCCTTCGCGTCAGAGGGAAATAGAGAGCTTGATGCCTACATTCGATAGGCACAGGGTAAAAGTTTTATTGGTAGGTGAAGGATGGTCTAGATATAGAGATAAGCATATTAGCGTTTTACATTCAGTTAAATCAGAATATCAGGTTGCTTTGCTTAATAAGGGCAGATATGTTCTATGTTTAGAACGAGAAATCAATGATGTCGCAGGCTGTTATGCGGGCTTCTCTCCAAGCATTCCATCCCGGGGCTATATCGAATATGTCAGTACGGCATGGCCTATCTTTAAACACCATCAACGGGATCTGAATAGATTTGGGCGGCCATTGACTTATGGCTCAGCAAGAGAATTAGAGGAAATATTGACCCGAGAACACCAAGATAATAGACCGGATTGGCGGCCCTGGACTTATCGCAATAGGATCGGCCAGATTATCGCAAATTGGATTTCTGGAAGAAAACCGCGGTGGATCGAGTAAATGAACAAAACACGAGCGCAATCCCACGCCTAAAGGCGGGGGGTTAAGCGAGATCAAAGTTGGCCTCGGATCGAGGCTCGTATCTGATGGAGGAAGCCAATGTGGCAAAATGAATCGCTTAAGTATGTTTTGCATTTCGATAATAATTTATGGCTTGCAGAATTGACAACCATAGATCGTCGCATTGATTTGAAAGTAACGGGTGTTGGACTTACTGAAATCGAGGCTATAGAAGATGCCAGGCGTGAACTTCAATCCTTAGAAAATAAAAAAAGTAGGCTTAAAGAAACATAGAAGTAAAAGAATTTAATGACGGTAGATTTTCCCTTAAAACATATAAGCATAGAGATCAGTACCGAGTGCAATGGGCAGTGCCGCCATTGTCCCCAGTCTGTAATTGAAGATTTGAGAGCTCCCAGGATTGATTATGAGAGTGCGATAGAACTGATTAAGAGTCTTAGATATTGGCCGGACCTGGAATATATAGAATTCCATAACTATAATGAACCTCTGCTTTATCCCAATTACTTCTTCTATTTTGCTAGCGCTGCCCGGGATGTTTTGGGGCCAAATAAAATCGGTATTGTGACCAATGGCTCTACTATGGATGAGATTCTGGCTGAGCGGATCTTGCAATTAGAACCGCATCATGTCTGGTTTTCCCTGGATTCTATGAGGCCTCAAGTATATCAGAGAATACGACCGGGACTTAATCTAACTCGGGTTTTGAGCGGGATAGATCATTTTTGGAAGATATCAAAAAAGAGAAAGTTTCCGATTGGGATTGTTTTTACGGTTATGGAAGAGAATGAAAAGGAAGTGGAGGATTTTAAAGCCTATTGGACTGAGAAAGGCAATTGCCAGGTATATTTCCAATGGTGTGATGGCCGGGGCTGGCCTTTAAAAGAACGGGCTTATTCAGAGCCAGATGATCGTCCTTGCGATTATGTCCTGGAGAATGCTATTGTATTGACTAATCTGGATGTGGTTCCTTGCTGTATCGATTGGGAGGGAAAGTTGAAGATGGGGAATCTGAAGGAATCGACTTTATTAGAGATTTGGCAGGGAGAAGCCTTTCAGCGATTCCGGCAGGCGCATCTGACACGGCAAAAAAGAGATTTACCTATTTGCTCAACTTGTCAGACCGCACTTATTCACCAAAAATCTCGTTTTAAATAGGAGAGATTATGCAACATATTGGGCTGATGATGGTTAGGAACGAAATCGATATTATTGAGCGCTATATCGAGCATATCGATAGTTTTGGTATTTACCCGGTCTTAGTTTTGGATGACTCGAATGATGGAACCTATGAGAGGTTGCGGGATTGGCCAAGGGTAAAATATATCGTGAAGCAGAAGACTTTATATGGCGACCAACGACCCTGTGATGGGATGCGACAATGCCTGCTGGAATATGCCCAGAGGAACTATGGTTATGAAGGATGGTTTCATCTGCTGCATCCCGATGAATTTTTCTGGGATGACCCGATCATGATGGCCGAAGAGACTGATGCTTATGGTAGAGACCAGGTGAATTGGCATACCATGTATTTTTTCCTCCATCCCGAGGATGATCTAAGTAACGGATTGCCCGTTTATTATTCACCGGGGACCATTGAAGAAAGGCAATTCAAGAATAAGTCGGGGTTATATTACCATCCTTTACAGGACCATAAGACGACCCCCCATGGGTTATCAGGCCAGCATTTACCTTTTGGTCCAATTATCAGGCATTATCCTTTGAGGAATCCGCAGCAAGCACAGGCCCGGGCAAAAGATCGCCTGGCTACCGGATTCCAGGAGCAATACCATTGGGTATTGGAAGAACCTTTTCCGATATGCCACCCGAAACTTCGGGACAAAGGGGCCTTTAAATTTGATGGAATCAGCTTTGGGCAGTTTGAGACGAAAGAGCAATTTCTTTATTATAAAAAAGAGCGCTGGGCTAAATTAGGAAGGGAGATCGCAGAGCTTGAGCATAATGGCCTAGCCAGAATAACCAAAAAACAATAAGGAGGTAGGGATGCAGGATTTAGAAAAGATTAATTTATTGGATGGCAGTTTTTATGATTATCACTATTATGATGACCCTGAGGCATTAGTGGGCTATAAGGGCTATAGTGAGGCTTCGATTAATCCTACCTTGGTTGATCTGGCTATGGTCTTGTTCCAGCCTAAATCGTGTCTGGATTTGGGATGTGCCAAGGGTTATTATGTCAAGGCATTCCGGGATAGAGGGGTAAATGCCTGGGGGGTGGACTTTTCTAAATATGCCATCGAGAATGCCCCGGAGGAAATCAGCCGGTATCTCTTCTGTATGGATGCATTAAAGTTTTGTGAGGATCGGCCTTTCCGGGTGGGAATGCCGAGTAAGAAGGTTAAATTTTCTCTGATATTCATGCAGGATTTACTAGAACATCTGCCGATAATAAATGGCGGGAAACTGATCGAGAAGATGATTGGAGTAGGTGAAAACGTATTTACCTGCTTTGCCGCGTTGCCAGAGATTGATGATCCACGACGGGAGCAATTTGAAGAGGAATGGCAGAATGCACCCGAACATGTGAATATGGTTGCCTGGAATGTATGGGAAGAAATATTTAAAGATAGTCATATTCCTTATTTTGTGATCTATACCCTGCGCTTTGGTCATTGGGATAAAGATACGATTGTCTATCGAAGCAGCTTTCCTCTGAATAGCGAGATATTTGGACCTGCCTGGGATGCATTTCTGGCAACACTGCCGGGATAAATAAAACATGCCCAGGATATTAAAAGATCTGAAGGGGTTTCCTAAGCCTTTTAAAGTTGAGGTAGGCTCTGGTGGTTTTGGAAGAGAAAAATGGGATGAATGGATACATACTGATCCTCATGTCCCTGAAGGAGAGCATCATATCGAGATCGAATGTTTTGCTTGGGAATTGCCCTTTGAAGATGCCTCAATAGGCCATATTTATGGCCGTGGAATGTGGGAGCACATGAATTATCGCCAATGTACTCTCGCATTTGAAGAATGGTTACGCATATTAATACCAGAAGGTATTATTGAATTCAATTTTCCGCCAGTAGACCATGCGATAAAACTCTACAATCAGGGAAAGGTAAATTGGATATTTTTGCGAGGATTACTTTGGGGATGGCAAAAGTTTGATCTTGATACCCATCAGAGTGGATGGACAGCGGAAATGATTCATGATTTTCTGGAAAAATATCAATCTAAATTACAGAAGAAAGACATCTTTCCTGGTTATCATCATACCGATGGAACCATTGTCCCAGTGGAATCATTAGATTCATGGGATCAAGGGGTTCATATTTGGGTGAGGACCATAAAAGGTTAAAAAAATGCAACAGATCGGTTTAATGGCTTAGCACATATTTAAAGGGGGGAAGGATTTGGGATATGAGCCAATTAAGCGTATTACTTGTTACCAGAAATCGGCGGGAATTTGTGGAACGCTGCATCTATAGTCTCTATGCGACCACAGAAAGAGAGCAGGTTATGATTTATATCTGGGATAATGCCTCAGAGGATGATACGGCAGATTATCTGGCTACTTTAAAAAAATGGCCTTATTTCATTCCTATGCACTCGAAGATTAATATTGGGACCGAAGCCAGGAATAAATTATTAAAAATTGTGACTACCCCTTATGTGATGAGTATCGATGATGATATATGGCTAGTAACCAAAGGCTGGTTGCCAGCCATGATAGAATGCTTTGAAAATTACCCTACTCTGGCTGGTTTAAATCTCGGTGGCCCCAGGGATGAGAGAAATCAGATGGGGGTTTCTTGGGGAGGAGTTGATTATAATAGTTTTTCCGAGCCACGATTTCAATATGAAAATATAGTTGAAGAAAATATCCCTGTAATTGACCCTCAAGGGCTAGATAGCTCCTGGATTAGATGTGGCAATCAGGCAATTCTGCTTTCACCTCCCCATACATTCTCAGGCTCTTGTGCTATTTGGAAGACCGATCTGCTGCGAGGATATTCATGGAAAAGCCATGCGGGAATAATGTCGGATATGAATGGTGAATGGGGAGATTATGTAAGAGCGCAAGGATGTGCCCTGGGTATCATATGGGGATACCGGCTGTATCATGCAGTGGGACCCTGGTGGCATCTAGGCCATGCAGAAAAGGCATGGAGAGATAAGTGTCAACAGGCTCCAGTAATCTATAATCGCTCTTATGTTGAGCAATGGAGATGGTTTGAACAGGCAAAAGCCTGGTCTGGCTGGGGATCTGGCATTCCAGATGTAGAAGAGATGATCTCATGAGGCTGAAATATTTTCTAGAGCAATTAAAGACAGTGAATCGAATACCGAATGATTATTTATCAAAAGTTATTGAGAAGATCGGAACACCCGAGTTTGGGGGGATGACCTCGGCTAATATCTTAATGGTCTTGAATATAGCAGTAAAGGCTATGGAGAATGATGAAACTTTTGTGGAATTAGGGACCCATCGGGGACTAACCCTTTGTGGAGCTATGCTCCATAATGAAGATAAAAATTTTATTGCCATCGATGATTTTAGTCAATACGGTGGGAACACAGGGCATCTATTTACCAATTTGAGTATGATATTTCCTGATGGCCTCCCTGCACATTTTAAGTTTAAAGCGCAATCTATTGAAACGGCTTTTGCTTCTGATCCTATCAATAATATTGGCGTGTGTTTTTTTGATGCGCTTCATACCAAGGATGCCGTATTACGATATTTTGAATTGATCTATCCCTATTTATCCAGGGATGCTTTACTAATTTTTGATGATGCCGCCAGGTTTCAGAAAGATTTGCCGGAATGGGTCGGGGAGGTATGGGAGGCAACGGAACAGATATTGGCCTCATATTCTGATAAAGGCATAAGAGAGATAGGATATTATGGACAACCGAAAGAAAAAGGTTGGCATCTGGGACTAAGGATATTTGAATATCATGCAGCCAATTAGCCCCATAGTTCAGATTGTTTATAATTCTGTTTGTCCTTGCTGTAATGCGCCGATACAGGACCGGGGGTGTTTAACAGAATATTTATGCGCCTGTAGAATCTTTTCGGGTTGCTGGTTCTGTCAAAAATGCGAGAAACATTGCCGATGTCCGGTGGGGATAATCATGAAAATTAGGAATTATATCTAAATGGCCAGGATAATTTTTGCCTATGTGAATATTCAAGTCCCGGGATTCAATAGCTTCAATCGGGGCTTTGAAGGGACCTTGATCAGCCATGGAGTAGCTATGCTGATTACCATACTTAAAGAGGATGGCCATCAGGTCAGTTGTTTGATTTCAGAAAACTGGCTTCTTGGCATACATGGGATCAGATCTGCCAATCCGTTGATGCAGATTTTTGGTGTTTCTCGTATTTATCTACAGATTATCTGCATGGGCAGAGGGCCATAGAGATTTTGAGAAAAAATAAACCGAATGCGAAGATTATCGTGGGAGGTGCCCATGCCTCTTTAAGTGAGATGATAGAAGAAGAGACTGGGGCAGATATGGTCATTCGAGGTGAAGGGGAATATCTATTACCAACCTTCATAGAATATGGCCCGGATGGTATAGGTCCTGATTCTGGTGCAAATTGTCGTCTAGTAGGGTTAGATAGGTTGCCTTTTATTGACCGGAATATTTTTGGGATAGAAGAAATGAATTTTCCTTTATTTCCAGAATTAAAATCGCCGGTTTTGACTATGATCTTGGGAAGGGGATGCTCTTTTCATTGTTTGGCAGGTGATACAGCAGTTAATACTATAAATGGCAAAATTCCCATTAAGGACCTAGCTAAAATGACTGATCCTTATCCTGTTATGACGCTTGATTCACAGAATGATCGAATATTATTTGTTAAACCGAGGATGGTAGCAAAGACACGAACAAATGCAGAATTGATACGAGTAAAGTTTGATAATGGATCATTCATTGATTGTACATCGGACCATCTCTTCAAAATATTTAAATGGGGTAATCAATTTATCGGAGAAAGAGAAGAAGAAATTCGGGCAGACCATTTGAAACCAGGAATGCGCGTGCGGGCAATTCATGAATATATAGATGCATATGGTTATCCTATTATTACCTGGAGGCGAAAATTAAAAAAAAGACTATCGAGGTTAAAAATAGAATATGAATTAGGACGGCCTTTAAAACGAAGTGAACTGGTTCATCATGATAATAGATGTAAAAAAGATAATTCAATCAAAAATTTGATATATGTAAGAAATCAAAAGGATCATTTTATTTTTCATCCAGAAATTAAGGAACGGATGAGAACAAATAATCCTTCAAAATATTGCACTTCAGAATCACGTGAAAAAATACGTCAGGCAATAACTGGGAAAAAAAGAACCTTTGAACAACGTATCCGATATTCTTTGTCAAAACAAGGAGAAAAAAATCCAAATTATAAAGATGGAAAATATATAGGAGAAAAATCACGAGTATCAACATTTTATTCCGAAGGAATAAATCACAAAGTGAGTGAAGTAATAAAATTATCTAAGAAAGAAGATGTTTATTGTCTTGAAGTACCTGAATTTGATTGGTTTTATGCCAATGATGTCTTAGTGCATAACTGCAAATTCTGCTCAGATCGAAGGCGAATAAATGGACCTCCACGTATGCGCTCTGTAGAAAATGTTATGGCAGAATTAAAACAATTACGAGATCAATCTTCTTTTAATTCGATTATGTTCCATGATGATTTAGTTGCCAAGCCCTCCTGGATAGAAGAGTTTATCGAGCAGTTTGGCGCTGTTTTCGGCTCGGCTCCTTTTTTTATGCAGATCCATCCCAGAATAATTGTTGAACGAAAAGAGTTAATAGCTGGTCTGGCAAAGATCGGATTGATCTGGGTCTCGCTTGGCGTGGAATCAGGAAGCAATAGGGTATTAGAATTTATTAAGAAAGAGACTACAAAAGAAATAACCCGAGAAGCCGTTGCCATATTACGAGAAAATAAAGTAAAGATTTTTTGCAATTTCATTCTCGGGCTGCCTACTGAGACTCATGCCGAGGCATTAGAAACCGCGCAGTTTATCGAAGAGATTAAACCCGAGCGACTATCCCCATCTATCTATACTCTTTTCCCTGGCTCTAAGCTTTATGATTATTGTAAAGAGAATGGCTTAATCCTGAATGAAAATTGGAGTGCCTATTCACCCTGTTGCCAAAAAATTAAGAATATTGATTATGAGTTCTTGAAAAAGATCCAGCAAAGGATTGCAGCCAATGTTAATTGATTTACCAGGATTGGAAATATCAAGCTATTTAAATCAATTAATAGATTATTTGCCCCACAATGCTGAATATCTATTTACAGAGCTTATTTCTGATCTCCAGGAAGCTTATGTACACAAATGGCCTATAACTTTTTGTGGCAATGGTGGCTCATATTGTACTGCAGAGCATTGGGCTATTGATTTAGAATCTCTAGGATTTCAAACAAAAATATTCAGTCCTGCATTTTTAACAGCACGAGCAAATGATTATGGCTATTCCAGTGCTTTCAAGCGAAAACGACGAATAGGAAAAGAATTGCTTATTGCATTTAGCTCTTCAGGCCGTTCGCCAACTATTCTAGCTATTGCTGCTGATTATCCCAGAGCTATATTGCTAACAGGAATTAATCCTCCACCTCAATCTCAATATCAGCTTATTATTCCTATACAATCGGATAATGATGGAATTAATGAGGATATGCATTTAATTATTGGCCATTGTATAAAAGCAGCCTTTAACCGATGGTTATTGGGGAGTTGAATTGATGTTTTTATTGGCTTCAGCCCCTATGAGGATTAGTTTAACTGGCGGTTCTTCCGATTTGCCTATATATCAGAGATCAGGCTTATCCGGTTCCATTATATCCTTTAGCATCCCTTATCGTGTTTATTGCGCCATCCATGATCGGTTTTTAAAATCATGGGTCATCCAATATTCTGAGATTGAAAGAGTAGATTCGATAGAAGATATTAAGCATAATTTGATTCGTGAGGCACTAAAATTTTATGATTTATCAAACCAACCCTTAGAGATTCATATAACCAGTGATTTATCAGCAAAAGGGACTGGTTTAGGAGGATCATCAGCTCTTATATGTGCCCTTTCTTTAGCACTTCGTGCCAGGAAGAAAGAAAAAATAACTCCAATGGCTATTTTTCAAGATGCTATAGAGATCGAGATAAATAGAGTTGGTGCTGCTATTGGAATACAAGATCATATTGCAGCGGTTTCTGGAGGAGTAAATATGATCGGTATTAAAAATTCCAGTCTCGTTAAACATTATAGATATCCTGAAAAAGAAATCATTGCTTTTAATAGATTAGTTAAGGAGCATCTATTGTTAATTCCAAATTCAAAGGAACGCACCCGTTATTTAGACCTTAATCGAGAAGAGGCATTTAATCTGGAGGCAATAGAGGAGAGCACAAGATTAGCTGAGGACTTTGCAAAAACAATACCTCATATTTCCTATGAAGATCTTTTTCAATTGATACAAAAAAGTCATACTTTAAGATTGATGAGTCCTATACATAGACCTCAAGAAAGTGAAAAAATAATAGAGTCTATAATTTATGCAGGGGTTGATGCCTATCAAAGCTGCGGAGCTGGGGCACAGGGTTTTTATTTAGTATGCGTGCGTAATAAGGCAGAATTTAAAGAACGGTTTACTCTTTTTCCTGCTTTAGATGTCGCTGTTGAATCAGATGGAGTCTGTTTGGATTTTAGTAATCCGTAAACCACTGCCAGCTAAAGGAGGGGTTTTCCTTATGATACAAGGAATCGCTTTTGATCTTGAAGGGACAATAATTGATTTAGAGTATTTGCATTGGCAAGGGCATTTAGCCGCTGCCCGGGAATTTGGTATTCATATGGAATTAGAGGAAGCTATTAAATATATCCCACATTTTGTGGGGGGTCCCGATGAGGCAATAGCGGAGGAAATTGCTGCTTTATTAAATAAAAGTAATAAGGATCAATCTGATTTTATTTTAAATCGAACACGATATTATTTTATTAAATCTTTAGAAGATATAGATAAGATTGAAATAAGGAAAAGCTTTTTAAGAATATATTGTTCATTTAAAGATCGTTGTTTGCCAATGACTATTGGCTCTCTTACTACCCGTTCTATTGCAGAAATATTATTAAAAAAAAGCAGTTTAGATCAATATTTCTTTCCAGAATGTATTTTATTAAGAGAAGATGTAAAGAAAGTTAAGCCAGATCCAGAAATCTATCTAAAAACAGCAAGGAGAATGAATATCTTACCTGAACAGCAATTGGTTTTTGAGGATTCTATAAATGGTATTATAGCAGCACGTAGAGCTAATAGTATTCCTATTGGTATACCAACGTTAAATAATAATTCATTTATGGCTCAAATGCTAAAAGCCGGAGCATTTAAAGTATATTCTTGTTGGGATGATGTTAATGTCGAAGATTTATTTAACTAAATGTCCTTACCTCTTATTTCTATAATTCTTTTAGGCTGGCAGAGAATCGATTTTTTAACAAAGGCTATTGAATCGGTTTTTGCTCAAACTTATCCTGAATGGCAATTGATCTTGGTAGATCAGAAGGAAATAAGCTCCTGCCTAGTACCTTTATTGAGTCAGCATGGAGCTAGAGTCAAGATATTTTATGGGGAATTAGAGACCCCTGCTTCTGCTGCTCAATATGGTGTAGAACACTCAGATGGAGATTATTTAACTTTTCTGGATGATGATAATTGGAAGCATGAATATTTTATTGAAAAGATGCTTAATTTTAGTTTACAAATTAACAGCCCTATAGTGGTATGCAATTCCCGGGTTGTTACTGAGGATGGGATTGAAGAGCCAGGGGTTATATGCCGGACGCCGAAGCCATCTATGATTACTTTTGGATTATTGCAAACGGATAATTATGTCGACTATGGCGAAATCTTAATAGCAAGAGACTTCTTCGACGAGGTAGGGGGCCTACAAATCGATCTGATGGGCTATCAGGATTGGGACTTGATGTTGCGCTGTGCCCGTGCATTGGCATTTAAAGGAGGGATTCCGGTTTTAGCTGAATCTCTTCATTATTATCGGCAACACCACTGTCAATTAACTTTTCGACCCGACAAACAAGAACTTTGGAAGCAAATCAGAAAAGAGTTAAAAGAGAAATATTCTTTGAGAATTGCGTAATAATAAATGAAGTTAGGCAGGCTAGAATATAGGAAAGAAGACTTACTAGATGCCCATACAGAATTCCGGAAGAGTGTGATTGATATATTTAATGAAAAATTGCGATTAGCAGAAGAAGCCAGGTATAGTGCACCTATGATGCGGCAGGAGATACTAAGCCTGGCTGGTTATCTCAATAAGACTATTAATACCATAGGCCAAAAGGCATTAGAAATAATCAATGGTAGTATGCAAGAGAAAAAATAGATGGAGCTTAAATTTAAAGCCAAGAAGCCTATTGGATCCCGGCCCGATTATAGGGTAGCTCACTAAACTAGCGAGAAGGTGAATATGCCGAATAATTCTACTCAGAGAAATAGTATAGAAATAACTAATGAAATTACAACAGATGATATTAACTATGAACAACTCAGTTCTATTATCGACATCATGAATTATAAAGTAAGAGAAGCCGAGGTAATTTTTAATGGAATAAATATAGGTACTCTAAATAATGGCGAATTTGTTTTTGAAACTCCGCCTGAACCAAAAGAAACAAAACCCGAAAAAAAATTCCGTGCAATACTCAAGCTGCGAAGACCGGAAAAGCCATGAAGCTAACATTCTTAGGTACCCGTTCAGAGAAAGTCTTTCCAAGAAAGGATATGAAGACCGCGCAAGATGCAGAGGCCAGGCGCATGAAGGATCGCTTTTATCATTATAAACAGGCATCTTTATTAGTAGAATTTGATGAGCATAGAATTAGAATAGACGCAGGAGGGGAGGCTATAGGAGAGCTTTCTATGGCCAAGTATCAGGCACTTATTTTATCTCATAGTCATCATGATCATTCATATGCTCTGCGGGAATTTGCTCGAGGTGAAGTTCCTTTTCCAGTATGGAGCCATAAACCTACCCTAGATGATGTTAAAAATCGGTTTCAGCTCACAGGAGAATTTCTGGAGCTGCCACAGGAAATAGGCGGTCTTCTTTTTGAGCCTATAAAAGTCAATCATAGCAAATTGAGTCCAGCTATTGCTATTAAATTTAATCAGATTATCTATGCCCCTGATTATTTACGTTTTCTGGAGCCAGAAAAGCTGCGTGGAGTGAAATTATTAATTGTTGATGGCTCGTCTTTGCGGCGAGATATTAAAAGATCTGGAAATGTAGGTCATGCTAGTATTGAATCTGCTTTGATAACAGCAGATAAGTTTAATATCAGAAATGTTATCATAACCCATGTAGGGCATATTGGCCTGGCTTATAACGATCTTACTCTAGCAGTAGCTGAAATAGGAAGGAAATATGGGATCAAGACTCAAGTTGCTCGGGATAATATGAAGATGGATTTTCCTGATTATTATAAGACCAGCAAATCTTTATCTACAGAAGCTATGCTTTTCCGGTTAGAGGGATATGATCCATCAAAGATAACAGATATAGCTTTAAGTGATGATTTAAGATTAACTCTCGGCAAACTCTCAACTATGAGGCGTGGAGGGAAAAGCGAATTCTCGAGTATTGATGAGGCAAAAGAATTCTTAGAAAAAATAATTAGAGAAATATTTAATCGTGGGAAAACAACTTTCCATCCAGAAAAACAAAAGCCAATTACACAAAGAATTTTACCTGAGATTATAGGCAAAATAGCAAAGCGGGCTTTATATCTTGTTCCTCCTCATGGAAAGATGATTATTGATGGCTCTAAAAAAGCATTAGTGAAATCCAAGAAATTTGATATTATTCAGGAACCTCTTGGAATCATAAGTGATAATAAGTTATATGGTTATGCGAGATTCAAGGAACCAAAAGAAATCAATCTTGATCAATTTAATAAATTATTTGAATCGCATCGGATATCGGATTCAGAACGAAAATCTTGGTGGGCGAAAAAAGGATTACTTTATTATTATCCTATACAAGATCGTTTTCCTCTTTTAACGCCCAAGAGGGTACGGATAAAAGCAGGGACTCAGACTTTTGTTCAATTGATGAAACAATTAGATAGTTTAGATATATTCAATCTGGATCCAGATAAATTAAGCAGGATAAGCGATATGCAGCTTATCACTCTCCATGGTAAAATCCACGATATCTTTGCACAGAGAGGGAATCGACAAAGTGACGAACTTACTATCAATTCCCATCAATTAATCGTAGATGAGATGCATAAACGGAAGCTGGAACATAGAGCATTGGATTCTCTTGATAAAAGCTTATCTGTCTTACATAAAATACCATTAGAGGCCCTACAGAGAAATTTTACTGATATTATTGTGAAAGAACCCTTTCTTGCTATGATCGGGGGCACGGTTATTTCAGGCAGGGGTACTGACCTGGATATCTGGATTAACTGGACGGATAAATCCGCGGAACGATTGATTGATCTCATTGAATACCGATTAAGATCCATATTACCAGAGGAATTTAAGGATCGGATTCATATGGTGTCTAGTATTGATGGAGGCCCGATTACTTCTTATATCCCATTGGCTGATCTGGAGGTTAGGTTTAAACCTCCCGAGGAATGGAAGATCGTCCGGATGACCAATAAAAAGATAGAATTGGGAAAGTTCTTCGCCCCAATGAAAACTTCTAAGACGGCATATCACCGGGGAGAATTTTTTTCGAGTTCTGAAGCATGGGAGCAATGGGCAAAAATATTTATGGAAGGAGAAAAATAATGGGCTATATGATTGTAATATTAATTGTTGGCATTGCTTTTTATTATTTTAGTAGGTTAGGAAATTATCAAGGAGTTATTCCACCTAATCAATATGCTTGGTTTGAGGCAAACTGGATTCAATTACCTCCAGGATTTCGAATTAGAAAATTGAATATTCCTTATTCATCGCTTCGTAGTATGGAGAAGCAGTGGGAAAATTCAAATATGGATATAGTTTAATATTATGGCTGTTGAAATCTCTGCGAAAATAAATGGATTTAGGATCCAAATTCATAAAAATGATGGAGTAAAAGTCTATACTGATGGCGGCAAAGAACGTAGTACCATTCTGCCTGATTTGGTGAGAGAAATTCAATCGCTTCGTCATGATAATTTTATCCTTGATGGAGAATTAATTCTGATCAAGGATGGGCAGCTTATTCCTCGGGCCGAGATGGCCAAAGTAGGGGTGGGTAAAGAACCTATTAGAGATGAAGAGACCTGGTATTATGTCTTCGATATCCCTTATCATGAAGAGGATATATCTCAAAAGCCGCTTTCCGAACGTCTAAAAATCCTCGATAAGATCCTGCCTAAAGACTTGAAATATATCAAGCGTATGCCATCCTGGGAAGTATCCAATAAGAAAGAATATGATGCGGCAGTAAAGAAGGCGATTGCTTTCCCGGCGAGCGAGGGTTTTATGGGGAAAGAATTGGAAAGTCTTTATGAAATTGGTCGGGGACCTGGGTGGGTTAAAGTCAAGATAACTTATGAGCTTAAAATAAAAACTATAGGCATTCTAATTGAGCCTAATCCATGGCCTGAAAAACCAGATGGGGATCTGACTGGCCAGGAAGCTCTAGATGCCTTTAAAAAACTGCAAAAGAAATCCGAGACCTATATTCTTTGGGGGGCTATTTTAGGAAAAGATGGAAAGACTCTGATAGCTATAGAAAGCGATCATCGATTATCGCAAGGCGATTTGGAATTGAGATGGGATGCTAAACGCAAAGTCTGGTCAGGAACCGAAGATCCGCATATCTGGCAGATGGGGGCTGGGTTTAAAAATCGGGGGAAATCAGAAATAGCATATGGTAAAACCTATGCTAAGAAACTGGATCCGGCCCCCAGGATTGGGGATATTGCTACAATTAGGCCTACCACGATGCGTTTCTTTAAGAGGCCAGATGGGACCCAGGGGATCGCCTGGGAAAACCCACGTTTAGAAGAAATTGATACCGAACGGACAGAACCCGATATCTATATCGATGCAGAAAGGATTATTAAGGCCTCTTCCCAGCAGATAAAAAAGGCTGAAGAAGATATTTCAGCACTGGCAAAGGTTAATCCTGACAAATGGCTGAATTGGAAGCTGAAAGTTGCTCCTAATAAATATCCGCAGCATTATGCTATCATGTCAGAGCATTTTCGTGGGGCCTCAGCTCACCTCGACTTTCGTGTAAAATTTAATTCCCACTTGAGGGGATGGACTATTGATGATCAACCGGCTGGGATTATCAAAGAGGATATAAATACCATTGAACAGGGTCGGAAGATAACCGATCAAACAGAATGGAAATTCGGACCTGACATGGATCCTAATAAAAAGGTTTTAGTTGAGAGGAAGGCATCCCAACCGCAAATCTGGATCAATGTTGCCAGAGAGAATGTTGTTGAGCCTGGTTCTACTGGAGCCTGCCTGACTGAAGTAGATGTTTTAATGGCCCGGGGGTGGCAGAATATCAGGGGCATCTCACGGGGTCATAAGGTCTCGGTACGGGCAAAAGCAGAGAATGGATTGATGATTATGCAATGGGATCGGGTACAGGAGGTCTTTGAGAATCCGGCTGATCCCAAGCAGAAATATGAGATTAAGGTTGGGGAATTCTATGTAGGCGCTACCTATGATCATCTATGGTATTGTGCCCATATTGATAAAAGTGATCTGATCAGTGACATAGCAAAAATAGGATGGGAATTAACAAAAGATATTTTTCTGGAGGCATTAAAAGAGGATGGCCAAAAGAAGGATAAGGATGGAGATTGGTATGAACATCCTTATATTTATATGACTATTCCGATACAGGGATTAAAGAGGACTATTATAAAACAATTTCGACAATGGGGCTGGAAATCATCACGAAATAAGTATTGGCTATTGCATCCTATTATGATTAGAGAATTTGATGGAGTAGCTACAACATATAATCTAAGTATCAAAAAACATGAGAATTATCTAACGCCTCTGGGTATCTCCCATAATACACGATTCGAAGAGGGTGTCTTTATTACCCGGGCTGTAGGCTTCGCTTATCCCGGTATCCGAAGGCCATATTTCGAAGAGTATTTTCTTGATATGAAAGGACCAAAAGAGATTTATTATCGGAAGCGATTGGTCTTCAGACAAATAGCCACCCCAGAAGAGCCGAAGAAGATGAGGACGCCATTAAAAACTCCTACCTTCTGGGCTGGATTCATTGCAAAAACTGATACCCCTTATATCCTGACCACCCGGGGGAGAAAGAAAAGGGATTGGGTACCGGATGGAAAAGAGATCATTTCTGGACTCCCACCTTGGTGGGAAGAGAAGGTCCCAGAAGAGATGCGCTGGTGGGGAAAGGATTTGTCTCGTGCTGAAATGTTAAACCATATGGATGATGCCTATGCCTATCTGAAGGAGAAAGCAAAAGCAAAGAAACAAAAAGTTTCTTTACAATTCACTATTAATACCCTGGATAGCACAAGCTTTCAAGAATATTTACGGCATAATGCTGATATCTTGAGCAGAACTATTCAATCCGAGATTCAAGAAGCGGGATTGGTAAAGGATACTGGAAAGGCATTATTAAGACCGGATAGTATTGATTTAAGAGCTGGAAAGACTAGAAGATTTGTTTTGAACAGGCATTACTACAAAGGGCAATGTGTGGATCCAAGCTTGGAGATTGCGGCACCAATGGGTCTGATTAAGGCCGGTGAGTTGAAGGATAGAAATTTTATTCTTGCTTCTGATCTCAAACCTCTAGAGATTATTAAGGCACACCGCATAGTCTTTCCTCGATATTTAAAGATCGTTTATGGCTTGACGATCTATGATCCTCAGAAAGAAAACTGGAAATCAGGACAATGGACTAAGGCGATAACAGAGAATACTCCGATATGGATTCGATCAGCAGATGATTTATATGAAGGATGGGTTAGGGCTGATGCCTTGAAGCAAGGTGATAAATTAAAGATTCCGGTATTTATTTGTTCAGATTGTGGTTTTCGAGCACCTTCATTTATTCTTTATAAGCATTTATCAGCTTGTAACCCTGATATGACGCAGGAAAAATATAGCCAGCAATTGATTAAGACGGCTATAGAAATTGGGCAGACCTTTTTTGTTTATACGCCTATAAAAAAAATTACTATACATCATGAGTTTCGTTCTTTCATATCTTTAGAAGTTAAGAGTCGGTGGACTTCGGCACGATCTTTCTTGTCGGCTCTTGGTCCAGTGCATAATACGGTGGTGCGGGATTTGCCGATTGAACATTGGGATTTGATTATGGAATCAGATAGCAATAAATATTTAGAGGAATATCAATTCGAGTTTAATCCATTGGAGATTGATGGGCCTTTATCGGCGCGCTTAAATAAATTACAGAAACCGCCTTTTAATAAAAAAGATATTGTTGCCTGGTTTACCTGGGAAGGGAAGATACCGGCAGGGAAATTCGGAAATCCCAACAAAACGATCCCTGCTTTTATTGAACAGGCTGATGCTGGTAAAGTAGTTATTGCAGAAGAAAATAATCAAAGAGAATTGAATTTTGAAGGCAAAAGATTGAAGGGAAAATGGTTAGGAAAACAAGAAGATACTGGGGTTTTCTGGCAATTTGAGAAAAGCTAATCTTTTTTATAGCGGATATAGGACATAAACAAATATAATGTTTGACAAATTAATTTTAATTAATTTACAATAACAAGAAAGCTTTTCTATATAGGAGAAAAATCTTATGGTAGCCATACCATATGTTGTAAAGAATCGAACTTTGATGAAAGAGGGAGAGGCAAATGGTATCTTTTATCCCGGCAAGGCATTAGAGAATGGAGTTGCCTGGTTAAAAGAAGAGATAGCTGAGGATGATTTAGAATTTAAGAACCGAGATTCTCTCTTTTACGATCATGATGATTCTTGTGCTAATTGGCTAGGTGAAGTTCGTAAAATTCGTTATGATACTAAAGAAAAACAGATCATTGGAGACTTATGGATTGTGGATCGGGATGCAGCAGACAAGTTAGATTATATGATACAGAATGATGATTCCAAATGGGGAATCTCACCAAGATTAAAGGTTTTAGAAAATGAGAAGGGAGAAGTTATAGCTTTTAAGCCTAAGTCCTGGGCTTTTGTCTTACGGCCAGCGGGTGGAAAAGAATTGATGCTAGCGGAAGAAGATGACTTTGAAGAGGATGAGGATGAGATTATTTTTAGTGATCTTGAAGAAGATGGAGAGGGAGAACCTGTAACTCTTTTAAAAATGGAAGATGAAGAACAATATGCTTTAGGTATTGTCCTAAAGCCTGATGAGCCAGATGCGCATGATCATAGCTATAGTGGCAAAGCCATCAGGGAAGGTGCACGGAAATTTTGGACAGATTATAATGTCATGTTGGTAGAGCACCGGGATAGACGAGGAAAAATGCCCAATTTATTTGATGAAAAAACTATCGAAGGTTATTCAGATATACAAGTAGTGGATTCTTTGGTCTTGCCTCATGATACAGTGATATGTGGGCGATTGCTTCCTGCTGATACCTGGATAGCCGGGGTAAAAGTTTATAATTCCGAGGCATGGGAGAAGATTAAAAATGGTGAATTGAATGGCTTTTCTATAGGGGCTCTAGGTATTGAAGAGTAGAATACTTTTTTATAAGGAGGAATAAATCATGTCCGTCCATTTTGATAAATTGGAGGTAAAAGAGCTTTCGCTGGTAAAAAAAGGAGCGAACAAAGAAAAACAATGGCTTCTTTATAAATCCGAAGACCCTCCAAAAGATGTGATCAATGATCTTTTGTTAGCTTCGGACCTTGAAGTATTGGCCAGCATGATGAAGAATATGCATGAGCATATAACCCGTATGATGGCTAAGGTCGGGAAGAAGGATTATAAATATCCTTACCCGGATGCGGAGAAAGAGAAAAAGGCAAGTGAGGATGTCTTAGCCAAGAAGAAGAAGGAAGATGAAGAAGAGGAAATGGCTCGAAAGAAAAAGAAAGAAGAAGAGGAAGAAATGGCCCGGTTAAAGACTCAAGTACAAGAATTATCGGAATTTAAAAAGATAGTTGATGAATTAGTGCCAAGTTTGCAAAATCAGATCGAGGATATGAATCCAGAGGCTATCCTGGCCGAAGCAAAAAAGATGTAAGTTTCTCAAATTGATATAAATATCCAGTAAGAGCCACATTTATCCACACGTTGATCTATCTCTAGAGCGATTTAAAAAAAGTGGCGAAACTCAAAATCGCTTATTTAATAGGAGGTAGATCAATGAATAACGCTGAAATACAGGCTGTCTTAAAACAACTGCATGAGAAAGTAGGCAGCAAAAAAGAAACCCTTATCAATGTTGTTAAGCAACGACTCCTCGAAGATCAAAGACCTCTCCGAAAAGGAGAATTTTCCTATATAGCAGATAGGAATCCTCTCGTTTCTCCTGAACTTCTCGCCATTGCCGATGATCTTTATCTAACTTCCACCCTTCTCCAGCAATCGCCCCAATCACTTCAGTTATGGAAAGCGAATTCCAGCGCTATTACCGAGTTGAGAAAGGCGATGGATACTGCCGAGACTGGTGGAGGTGCCGAATGGATACCGACCGGATTCTCTAAAGAGTTGATTGATCGGGTACGGATCGAGATGAAGGTAGCTACCTTACATCGGCGCATCAATATGCCCACCAATCCTTTTAAAGTGCCGGTCTTAAAAACGGATCCTATCGCTTATCTAATCGCTGAATCGACTAGCGATGAGGCCCCTAAATTTAAGACCTCCCAAGATGTAACCCGGAACTTCCAATTTGATGCGAAAAAATTGGCAGTCCGGATCGTATTTTCTGAAGAATTAACTGAAGATTCCATTGTTCCGCTTTTACCTCACCTGAAAGACCAGATTGTAAAAGCCCTTCGGGCGGGGGAAGAGAAGGCTATTATCGATGGGGATGTCTCGGCAACTCATCAGGATAGTGATGTAATCGATTCTAAGGATGCCCGAAAGGCCTGGAATGGATACCGTAAGACAACCCTTGCGGCGGCCCAAGTATCTTTAGCAACCTTTAATATAGCTAATTTACGGACCCTCCGTTCCAATCTAACTAATACCTATGCTGCAGATGCGATCAAGTTGGCCTATATCTGTTCAGTTAAGGGCATGATCAACCTGATGAATCTGGATGAAGTGCTTACTGTCGATAAATATGGTCCAAAGGCCTCTATCCTTACCGGGGAAATTGCCAAGATCGATAACATTCCAGTCATTCTATCCGAGTATGTGCGAGATGACCTTAATGCCAGTGGAGTATATGATGGGGTAACAACGAGCAAATCGGTCATAGTCCTGGTTAATCGGGATGCGTTTATGATCGGAGATCTACGCAAGGTTACGGTAAAAATATGGGAAGATCCTCGCACCGATCAGCAAGAGTTAATCATAACTACTCGGGTTGATTTCGAATCGCCTTTCGATACTACCGTGGATAAGGTCGTCGCCTTTGGGTATAACTTTTAACTAAAAGCAAAAAAAAGGAGGCATGGAACAATGGCTCTTACGGGTTTAGAACAACAAGGATTTACTGTACATCTGGGGGATGTACCTTTACTTTGTAGTTTTGATGTACCGATTGTAAAGCCAGAGAGGACCATTAAGATTACCCGGGCAGCACTAGCGGGGTCTTGTAATGTTGCATCGAGTCCTACTAATTATTTTGATGCTCGATTACGCAGATCAGCTACTGAGACCATTTGTACTTTGACTACTGAAACAGTGGCCTTAACTGCCCGGACATTCAGGGATTTTTCTGCACCAGCCGCAGGGGTTCAAGAAGTAATGTCTTGTCACAATATGTATCTGGAAGTCCTTCAGCAAGGCAATGGGGCAAGATTAACCCGGGTTACTCTATTGGTAAACTATGAAGTAATTGGCAATTAAGACCCCTAAAAGCTTCACTCGCTAATCGAGGATTTTTTTAAATAAATGGGTTTTATTACTCTTAGTGAAGCGAAAACCTATATGGGTATCACTGATACCGATAGTGATGCCCTTATTTCTTCTTTGATAAGTGATTGGGGTGATTGGGTAGAGGGATATTGTGGGAGGGTATTCAGTCTTACAACTTATCAAGAAAAATATGATGTGCCTTTTGAGTGGCAGAATGAAATTATCCTGCGGCAATTTCCTGCCCAGACTATCAATTGGCTCCAGGTAGCTGGGGTAACTCTGGATGTTGATGAATGGCATTATGATCTTGATGCTAGCATAGTAAAGCTCCCTTATACCAATCGCTGGCTCAAGGCAAGAGATCAAGTTGAGATCCGATATCAGGCTGGTTATAGCCCTATGCCAGATCGTTTAAAGCTGGCTATAAAAAAATTGGTTGCTCTTGATTATCGGGATCGTAGTTATATTGGCTTTGAATCAGCCAAGTTAGGGGATTATTCATTTAAGAAAGGGAAACTAACAGATGAAGGATTGCCCAGAGATATTCATCTTATTTTAGATCAATTTATCGATCCTGGCCTGTAACGCCCGAATACGAAAGGACTAATTATCAATGCTAGACACTAATGATCTAAATGCTGTGAAAAAGATTATCGAGGATGCCCTTAGACAGCATCTCGTTACCTGTCCCTTAAGTGAAGGCCTTACCAAAGATGAATTGAAAGGACATGGATTGAGCCATCGAAATATAAACGAATTCATAATGATTTCGAGCAAGACCAAAAAAATCTGGCTTTATTTTTTTGGGCTTTTAGTAACGATCTATATTCCTTTACTGGCTAAATTTTTGTGGCCGTAATATGGCCCTGGACTTTTTTTTACGGGAAAAGATTTATCAGCATCGAGAAGACGACCTTCTTTATGCTGGTGATATAACTTTAACTAATGTCTCCCGACAGCCATTAGAAGCAGGGCTAATAGAAGTCTCAACTAATGCTCCAGTGGGAGGGACAGTAACTATCGGTGGCTCTCTGGCTTCCGTAGGGCAGACAGAGAATCTTGCTCTATCTGCCAATGGACAGAAATTAACGAATGCTACATTTGATCAGATTGATTCCGTTTCTATCGCTGGTTTGACGGCTGCAGATATATTTTATATAAGGGCAAAGACAGAATCGTTACAACCTCTGACACAGCGGAGATTGATCGGTTCTTTTAAAGGACAGATATCTTTCTTTAAGAGTGATCTCAGAATTATGATTCCTGGCGCAGAGGACATAGGAAGATTGGTTGCATATCATAAAGTTGCCGGGATATGTACTGGCGATTTTTTATTACGACAGGGAGAATGGTTTCGGGTGATGGGTGCTCCCACGCCTATTATCAATTTTGATTCAAGCATTCTTTATTACAAAACCTTTTTAGAAAGGGAATGAATTGCCAAAATATAGCATTATTATTCCGACCTATAATAACCTGGAGAATCTAAAGCCCTGTCTGGAATCGGTTATAGAGACCAGTATTGATCCAGAAATTGTTGTTGTTGATAATGGATCTTTTGATGGTACATCGGCCTATTTAGAATTTATGCATAAGCGTTATGCCCATTTTTTAAACATTATTTCTCTGGATAGCAATAAGGGATATGCTGGAGGAGTGAATAAAGGCATAAAAGAGGCAAAAGGAATTTATCTTATCTGTCTTAATGATGATTGTATAACTACTCCCAAATGGAATTTATATCTATCCGAGGCTATGGAGGCGGGTGGAGACGAATGTGCTAGAATCGGTATAATTAGTCCAAGGACTAATTATGCGGTTGATCATTGCCGAATCAGCAATGAAGAGGCAAATTATTTAGGCGATCCCTGGGGATTGGCTAACAAAATCCATCATCAATTCAATAAAACAATATCTATTGTTCCCTGGGTTCCTGGGGTTGCCATGATGATCCGGAGAGAACTTATTGAGAAGATTGATGGATTTGATGAACGTTATTTTCCGGGTGGTTTTGAGGATAATGATTTTTGTGCCCGGGCCTGGCACGCTGGTTATAGGACAGCGGTTGCTGAAGGAGTTTTTATTGTTCATAAGGGCTCAGTTACTTTTAAACGCTTTTATCCCGAGATGAATATTGGACTCAAGAATCTAGGCATTTATTTAGAGAAATGGCGTAATCTGCAAGCGAAGGAGCAAAAGATTGTCCTGGGTTCTTATATCAAGCACCCATTACCAGAGGCGATTAACAAGATTCAGACTTTAGCCCAGAGACTAGACATTCATCCTTTACTGGAAATCGAAGAAACGAATACCGACGTATTAACAAAGGATGAAGGGCAAATGGAGCGGGAGGCTATTAATAAGCTTCTGGATAAGGCACATCAAGCTGGTGCAGATTGGATATTATTTATGGACCCGGATGATAATCTGGATGATTGGCTTACTGCCTCGAAATTAAAAGAACTGACGCATCCTTCGGATCCCCTAATAACTATTTATGCCTTTCCGTCATTTAAGGTCCATGATGGTTTTTATAATCCACAATCATGTTCATTTACTACCAGACTTTATAAGCTATTGCCGCATCGAAGGAATCTGGATGCACTTTGTAAAGATGCTCCTCTAGCCCGACAAATCCCTTTCCGTATAACGAACCCTCTGGAGCTTAATAATCTTGATACCCGTACAGTATTAAAACCCTATTTTAATGATTATCAAATAACAGCCTGCATGATAGCCAGAGATGAGATCGAGCACATAGATTCTTTTCTTTTTAAACATGGGTCGTTCTTTCACGATTTTATCATAATGGATACAGGCTCTATTGATAATACTATAGAGCGATTGAGCAATTGGCCAATCAAGATTATTAATGATGGAGCCTTTCCTGATTTTAGCTCGGCCAGAAATAAAGTTATGAAGGCCGCAAATACACCCTGGATTATGCATTTAGATTGGGATGAGGAGTTGCTTGTTGACCCTAGCTTCTTTTTCCAGGTCCATAACCCGGCTATTCAGGGATATTTTATTCCCATCTTATCGCTTATGCCTCAAAGCAAGCCTTCTCAGACTGAAAATGTCCGGCTATTCCGTAATAAGCCAGATATTTATTATCAGGGATTGGTGCATGAATCAGTATTGGAATCGATAATTGATCAAGGGCAGAGTGTACAGATGGCTGAAGGCTTGAAGATAAATCATTTTGGCTATCTCAAGTCCAGGGATCGTATTCAGGATAAATTGGAGCAATATGAGGCGCTTCTCTATCAGGAAATTGCACAGGACCCTTTTCGGGCAAGGCCCTATTATGATCTAGCCCTGCACTATATTAATGAAAGAAATAATGTTAAGGGAAAAGAATTTTTCCGTAGGGCCTTGGTATTAAAACCCGACTTATTATTGCCCAGGAAAGAATTGGCTTTTGAGCATGTGAGTGCTGCCTATAAAGAATTTAGCCTGATTGCTCAGGGTAGCAATCCAGATGCATTCTTAACCAATATATGTAAGAAAGCAGTCTCTATCTTGCAACCCTTATACGAACCCAGAATACAGGTAGGAAACCCGGATGCCTAACTTTATTACTTACCGCGATAATGCTCAGGCTGTCATTGCCAAGATAAGTAAAAAAAATTCTCGTTATCATGCGACTGCCAAAAAAGTTCTATGGGCTGAAGCAAATAGAGTTCGACAGGATTTAATTACAATGATCTCGGCCACAGATCATCCGAAGAGTGCTCTGCGTATTCTTAATAAGCAAGGCACTGGATATGCGCCAGGTATGAAAGCACCTCATCAAGTGCCTATTATTCATACACAATCAGGTGGTCTGCTCAAATCTCTCTTGAAGAAACAGCCCCAATTCGTAAGATTTACAGGCGATAAAATAGCATATCGGATTGGATTTGATGAGAAGATGCGGGTCAAAGGTGGCAGGCCTGGGGGAGGGACTAAGACCATAACTATCAGACGATTATTAGGGTATTTGATGGACCCTCCAGGTACTTCTAAGATGATTCCCAGGGACTTTATAACCCCAGTATTAAAAAGAACTACTAAACGCTATTGGAAGCATATGGAAGAGGCTATTAAAGCAGCCACCTACGCGAAAGAATGATATTTTATGGCACTTGTTGATAAATCGTTATGTTACGGATGCGGAAAGCTAATAGGGTTTACAAATAAGGAGACCAATCAAATACAAATAAAATGGAAGCAGTTGTCCATAAAGATTATTAAAGGGCAAGTGATTGTTGATTGTCGTTATTGTGGAACGCCCAATATCATGAGTGATGATGATTGTCAAGAATGTCCAAAACTCATTAAAGAAAATTAATTTCATAGTGGAGGGCGTAAAAAATGGTATGGCGTAATGTTCCACAATACAATACCACTAATTATGATTTTGGCCAGGGAGTATTATATCTAGGTGCGGCGGGTGCTACACCTACAGTAGATGTCGGGGCCATTCGGGGTGATGCCAAGCTTGTCGTTACCCGGACCCTGCTTGAGGTGCCCCAGGGTGCCCCACAGCGATTAACGGCACAGTTTGCCACCAAGGAAGAAGCTACTTTTACCGTAACCAGTATCGAATGGAATCTACAGAATTTACAATATGCCCTGGGTGCAGGAGAATTAACCCTAGCAGCGGGTGAAGATGATCTTGAATTTGGTGGCGATTTAAATGTTGATAATGTTGCTGTAAAGGCAGTCCATAGTATGCCTAGTGGACATACCGTAGAGATATATCTATGGAAGGCACAGGGCGGGGGTGAGATAACTATTACTTTTGGTGATGATCTCCATGAGTTCCCTTATACCTTTAAGGCACTCCATGCAGGGAGCGATTGGGCTGGAGGAGATTTGCCTGATAATAAATCGCTGTTTAAGATCCGAAGAATAAAAGCCTAAGTTAAAAACAATTTAATGGTACTCCCGGGTCCGAGAGGCCAGTTATAAGAGGAGAGAGGCTCATGAAGTCTATACCAAGCGAAGAAGTTTTTTTACCCGAAAAAATAGATATTATTGATATTGATGGTAATCGTGTCTGTCAAATCAAGCGTCAGATTCCTGCCCGTAAAGAGATACCGATTTTAAAATTACTTATTCGGGCATTAGAAGAGACTCAGCTCAAAGAGTTTTTAGAACAAATGGCTATGAAACAAGAGCCAATAGAGACTCCTGAAGAGGCTCTTAATCCCGATAATATTAATATTCTGCTTATTCATCTCCCAAAAATCCTCAGTGTACTTCCCGATCATATTGTAGAATGCTTTTCTATTCTTATTGATTTGAATAAAGAGGAAGTTTTAGAGCGATTTAATCTAGCTTATATGATCGAGGTACTAGTCCCTTTTTTGTTATACGCTTTCAAGACCTGGATAGAACAGTTCCAGGTGATGGGGCAGAAAATACCGATACCGACAAACTTGACTCCTTAGTACAGGTACTTTCTTTTTTTGCCCTGGAGTGTGGGTGGTCTCCGGAACAAACCCTTGACCTATCCATGGATGCACTTCGATTATTGGCCGAGGGAATTGCTAAACGTAAAGTTGATTGGTTCCAGGGCATTCTTCATGCTCTATTCGGCAAAACCTCGCAAAAACAAGCTATTGCCGAGACTATGGGAAAATTAGAAAAACTCAAGGCACAAGGATTATTAACTGATGATTAAAATATCAAGATTTTATCCCTGAGGCAAGTCCCCAGGGTATTCTTGCGAAAGAGTAAATCTAAGAAACAAAACTAGAAGGAATTAGAACTATGCCAGCTACATTAGGGACACTCGGCATCTGGGTGGTTGCAAATATGGGGCCTTTATCTAGTGGGCTTCAGCAAGCTAGTGCTCAGGTACATCGTTTTTCTACGGCAACACGAGGTGTATTCCAGAAATTAGATATTGCAGTTGGTGGACTTAGTAAAACTTTAGAAAAAAATACAGCACAGTTTGCGCTTTGGGGAGCTGCGGGCGCAATAGTTTTTATGCGGCTTGTTCGTGGTTCATTAGATTTTCAGCGTGAATTAATTAAGATAGGAACGTTTTTGAAAGATGATGTTGCTGGTGGCCTGGGCACTGTTCAAGAACAGCTTGCAAGATATAAAGACGCTATCAAAAAGATCAGCCTGGATACAGGCGTCGCCCTGGATCAACTTGCAGAAGGACTTTCTCGTTTAATTCAGTTTGGATATAAAGAAGCTGAGGCATTGGAAGTATTGCGGGCATCCGCTGAATTTGCGGTGGTAGCTTTTAGCGATATGGAGAAAACAACTACAGCAGTTGTAAAAATTATGGATGCCTTCAGTATTCCAGTGGATCGAACCCGAGAATTTTTTGGCAAACTTTTTGCTGCGATTGATGTTTCAGAGGCTGTAGCTGAGGATTTTGCTTCAGAATTTGTTCAGGTGGCTACCCAGGCAAAACTTGTAGGTGCGGCTATAGAACCTCTACTGGCGGCTTATGGTATTCTTACCTTTAGATTTAAAAATGCTAATACAGCCGGAACCGCTTTAGCACGTTTATTAACAGGTATCATCAAAATCTCCGATAAAGCTGTAAAGGTCGGAGAAGAGTATGGAATCAATATCAAGGCCAGTTCTATTGAAACCATGGGCTTTGTAAATTGGCTTAAACAATTTGAAAAGGTAGCTCCTAGAGCACTTGGAAAATTAACAGAGCGGATTCCAGCTTTAACTGCACTTACCGTTTTATTGAAAGAGAATGCTCGGTTTTTAAAATTCCTTGATAACGTTGTAGCAGGAACAGCCGAGACATTTACCCAAAAATTTTTATTTGTTTTAGAAAGCTCGGTAAATAAATTAGAACGTGTAGGAGCTGCCTTAGTCATTCTACGTCAGAAAATGGTTGATACCCTCCTTAAAGGTCTTGATCCTCTTATTGTTGGGTTCGGAAAATTCCTTCGCCTAATGACTAAATTACCTGATTCAATATCCGCAGTAGCATTGAGTATTGTAGGTTTAGGCACAGTGCTTGCCTTATTAGCGGCTGCTAGCGGTTTTCTGATAAAGATTAGTGGAATTGTTATAGGAATATATGGAGCTTTATTAGCGCCTACAATATTAAGCGCAACTTTCCTTTTGGCTAAGCGAATTGGTACGCTCGGAGCTTCTTTCCAGGCCATGGGTAGTTCTATGGGAAGAACAGTCCCCATATTGGCCAGGGTTGAGAACCAATTACGCTCTTTTGTACTTGCTCCCCAACTTGCTACAAAGGCTACGAAAATATTTGCTGATCTATCCAATAAACAGGCACAGACTATGGGAGCTTTAGCTGCTCGATTACGAGTACACACAATATCGATGGGGGAGGCATCGGCAGTCGCAGCAAGTAAATTAGGCATTACAGCCGCGGAGGCTCAAAAAAAACTTAATCTTTTAGTTAGCGGCGCTGTAAGAGATCCTTCACGGGCCTTAATATTTCGCTTCTGGGATAGGCTTGGGCAAGCTGTTCGATCTTTTGGTCGTTGGTTAACAATACCTATTAGAACATTATACGATTTAGGAAAAACCTTTACACTGACAACACCCATTTTAAGAGAATTCGCAGTAACTCTTGGTTTAATAGGTGAGGGTTTAATATTTATAGGGAGAGCAGTTCCTGGTTTAGTACCAGCATTAACCTTTGTGGCACGTTTTTTTACAGGTTGGGTTGCGTTTTTTATTGCAGCATTCGATATTGCGATTCCGGGAAGTATTTCTCGGTTTATCACAATTCTGGTTGAAGAATTCAAAATAGGCTTTGCTCTTGTTAAGGCATTGTTCCGTGGTTTGGGAATAGTTTTCACGGAAACAATGAACCTGCTTAAAAAAGCATGGAAAGGCTTTATAGATATTATTCCCAAGGGCATAAGAGATTGGGTAGCTGATATGCGCTTTAAGGTTATATTCATATTAGATGAGACCATACAAAAGCTGAAAGAGTACAAAGAAGTTGTTGACAATCTTTTTCGGCGTCCGCCTACAGAAGAAGAGTTTCAAAAAGGAGTTACTGAGGCCATTAGAAAACGTGCGCTTACAGCGGCCCAACTCAAAGCCCTTCTGCAAGAATATAAACTGGATACTGCCGAAGAAGTTGAAAAGGTAGTAAAAGCGCTTACAGAAACAACACTAGCTGAGGGCATAGAAGCAAAAAAGATTATAAAAGCACCAGCATTAGAAGGAAAACCAGAAACAGAAGTGCGAAAGATTCTCATTCCTGGTATTCCAGGAAAACCAGGTACGGTTCTCCTGAATTTAGCTGAGATAGGCGTTGCCTTAAATGATCTTATCATCTTAGCAGATACGTTGGCAAAGGAAGACATAGAAGCTACGAAAGAAAGAAGTGAAGAAGTCGAAAAGCTACTTAAGAAATATGAAGAAGAAGGAATGACAAGAGTTGAATTAACCCGAAAAGAATTTGATGAGATATTGAAATTAACTATAGGCAATACCAAATTGCGTGAACGTGTATTAAAAGCTTTCTCGGCGGCAATAACTAAAGCAGAGATTGAAGATGAGAAAAAACGGCAAGATATTATGGACGATGAAGAAGCTCAAAGACGATTACAATTATATGAACGTTTAGCTGAGATAGAGATTGTGGCACGAACGGAGCAGGAAAAGCTCTTGATGGGGGCGAAAGCTTGGGAGGATTATGAAAAAGATATAACAGATATAAATAAAAAACTTTTTCAAAAAGCTATTGAACCCCTGCTCGAATATATAGAGTTGCAGGAAGAGGCCGCTGGATTGGCAGGTGATTTTGCACAGGAACAATTTTTTGCCCAACAACGTATATCGTTAGAGGCTAAAAAAGCAGAAAAAGAGACTGGGAGTGCTATTGCCGGTACTATTGCTAAACAGAAAGGGACTATTGAATTAGAAGATAAGCGGCTAGATAGAGTAATGAAGCGGGCGGATGAAGAATTAAAGACCGGTAAGAAGATTGCCCGCTCTATGGATGAAGAGGATGAGGCCCGGAGACAATTTATCGAACAGGCCCAGATGGCCTTGAAGCAATACAGCCAGGAATTGGAAAAGATGGGTATGCGCCCGGAAGCTATTGAGGAGATGGATCAGTTTCAAACTGTCTTGCGGGCAATTGTCGAAGAGATGGAGATTCTAGATGACCGTTCAACAAGTGTCCTCGATGCCATTATGCGGGGCTTCGAGGATGCCAAGGGCAAGGCTATTGGCTATCTTGAACGAATACGAGAAGCAACCAGGGAAGTAATAGAGAATATCCGCACTACACTATCGGATTTTCTCTTTGATTGGATAACAGGTGAATTGGAGTCCATAACAGATGTTTTTAAGAATTTCTTAAGAGGCATTATAAGGGCTATAACAGATTTTATTACCGGTGAGATCGTGCGAAAATTCCTTGAATTACTCCAGGATATATTTGGATGGGAACAACCAGCAGCCCGTATACCCAAGATAGTGTCCGATGAATTGCGGGTCAAAAAAATCATTGTTGGGGAAGAGGAGGCAGCAGGTAAAGTCTCTGAAATAGCCAGAAAATTTACTGATATTTTACCGGGATTGACTGATATATTTGGTGGCAAAGGCGGTGAAAGGAAAGGAACTCCTACTACTTTTCCTGGTGGGATATTTTTTGAGGAATCTATGATAAATATAACTGGTATGTTTGATAAATTTGGTAGAGAGATGGATGGTGTATTCGATAGCATCCTGGGCATCTTTGGTAAATTTCCGGGTGGTTTACAAGGAATATTGCAATCTATAATGGGCATCTTTGGAGGTGGAGGTGGATTAGGTGGTATTTTAGGGGGATTGAAAGGTGGCATGGGAGGCATTCTAGGCACTATTACCAGCTTTTTACCATTTTTACCATTCCAAGAAGGTGGTATTGTAAAGAGTCCCGTATTAGGCATGTTAGGGGAAAAGGGACCGGAAGCGGTTATCCCGCTGGGCTGGATCGTATGGGAAGCGCACCTATAAGCCTGCAATTTAATATCAATACCCTGGATGGGGCAAACTTTGCGGAATATTTACGGCGTAATGCCGATATCTTGAGCACAACTATTGTATCTGATATTTTACGCAACAAAAATATCAGGAAAACATTGATCAGGATGGGATGATTCTATGGCGTGGTTGACAGGATGGAGTTATAGAGAGGCATTTAAGATTAGTCTAGCCTCCGGTGGGCCATTAACGGATTATAGCGTCATAGTTAGTATTGATACTACGGGCCTGATAGCCGATGGTAAGATGCAAGCCGATGGGGATGATATACGCTTTACCCAGGGGGCAACTGAGACTTTATTATCCTATTGGCTAGAGCCAGGAACTATCAACACTGCAGCTACAAAGATATGGATTAAGATAAATACGATACCTACTGGCAATTCAGGTATCTGGATGTACTATGGTAATGCCTCTGCCGCTGCCTATAGCGATATAACAGGCATATTTCTGGAATATGACCTGTTTGATGATGATACGATTGATCCAGCCAAATGGACTGTCTTATCTGGCAATGGGTCTATAACTGAGAGTAGTAACCAATTAAATTTTGCCTATACAACCACTGAGGCTAATGATTGGTGGGGTACAGGAACTGGTAGACAGGGAAAGGCATTACAGTTAGATACTACTCCAGGAGTCGATTTTTTTGTTCAGATATTGATCCCTTCAGGGATAACAGGTCCAGCGAATTGGTTCTTTGGTATTGCAGCTTATCAAGATGATGCCAATGTTTATCACTTTGGAAGGATTGAGGCTGGAATTGATAGAATACAGATTCAAAAGATTGTTGGTGGAACGGGAAGCTCTGTGACTCAGACAAATTATCGTCCCTTACCACGATATTATGGTATAAAAAAAACTGGTAGCGAATTTAGGTTTTTCGATAGTACCAATGGAGTTAGCTGGACACAATTTGGCTCTGTTTATAGTGATATAACTTTTAGTAAAGTGGTCTTATGGGGTAAAGAATATTCGGCCTCGGGCACTAATCTTACCTTTAAGATCAAAGACCTTAAGATCAGGAAAGCTGCTAGTGTAGAACCAGCTATCAGTTTCTTGAGCAAGAATATAAAGGTCCATGCTGGTGCCACTGCGTCCCTCAATGATTATTGGCAGGATGGCCCTAATCCCAATTGATGAGGGAATATCATGGAATATCTTCTTAACATTAACCAACCCTTCTGGCATTTCGGGTGTTTATCGGACACCATCGGGCAATGAATGGCAATTAAAGAATAATAAACTCTATGGGATAGTAGCTAATGCCGCAGAACGTATAACTTTCTGCTTCTATTTAGTTGATCTGACTTCAGAGACTGAAGAGAGAAAGATAACAATTTTTAATGAGGGTTTTAATCCAGGAATGTTTCCCAGACAAGGTAATGGTTTTGCTATTACCGATGATGGAAAATTATGGGCTTCTTATACTTGGTTAGGATTCCAAGATACGACTTATCCGGCGGGTACTATATTAGTTGTAAGCAGTGAGGATGAGGGGCAGAATTGGGGAATTTCTCTACAAGTTAATGCTACCGGAGGCAGAGGAAACACAAAATTATTCTCTGAGACCAATGCGGTAGTATTAATCCATAATTGGCAGGTGGGCACTGATCAGGGAATTTTTAAGACTTATGTATCGGGTGGCGGCTCAGACCAGGATTTTCTGACTGGTACCGTTACACTGAGGGACGTAATTCAATATGGGACTTCATATATTTATTCCTATGAGAGTGGTGGCTCATGGTATACCGGGATAGATACTACTGCGGGAATACAGATAGGCTCAGGAGAAGGGCCTATTTATTTAGCCATTGGCCCTGATGGTATCCCTAGAGCTGTTACTAAGACTTCTGATACCCAAATAAGTCTTTGGAGCTGGAATGGGACTGGATGGGACCTGATTGCAACCTATACCAAGACATCCACCGATGATAACGGAAGTGCCATAGACAATATAAGACGTGCTTATCTTCTTTATCATCAATACGATCAGACTAAACAGGGTGATGGCAAAGAAATATTTTATATTACAACAGACGCATCCCCAGAGAATGTCTACGCGCTTTATGAGGCCTCATTATGGTCTTTCCTTCCTGCAGCAGGGCCGCCCCAGGGCCCACGACCTTTATTTGCCCCCTGTGGTCCTGATCCAGAAATTACCCCACGCCCTCTATTCTGGCCTTTTAATGGCAGCCAGGAGAGCCTATTAGCCCTTGATCTGCAACAAAAACCAGGGATACGCACAAAAAGCTTTGGTGGCTATCGCTGGGACAAGGCAGGCGCTATAGGTTTCAAATCCTATCAGAAATATGGTCAGCTCTTTCTGGAAGGGGCCTTTGCCGTTATTAATACCCCTGATGCCCTCAATTATCCTGATGGCTCAGAGCCAACTGCACGTCCTTATGGGGCTGATATCTGGCGCTTCTATAATGATCGTAAAGGATCGCTCCTGCCTTTCTTTACGCCCGAATTTTTTCCCCGGCCACATCTGCTGCTTACGAGCGCCACGGTAGCCGGAGCAATAGATATTAATCTAGCCTCGGTTGTGGGCCTGACGATAGAAGATGGGGCAGAGGGTAATATGCTGGCTATCTCTCGGCCAGAGCGTAATATATTCGATGTGGTTGGTATCTCAACCATCGTTGGCATGACTATTACTTTAGATAGGGCATTAGCCTATTCCTATACCATTGATGCAGATATTTTTATCGTCCATAAGGTCATCTTTGATCAACCACTCAAAGTAAGGCAGGTGCACCGGTTTGTTGATTATTTTGAGATGCGGTTCCGTTCCGTGGGAGCTTGTAACCGATAAGAAATTACTATGACATCGAAATGAATTTATTATGAAAAAAAGAGAACAAGTTAAATCAACACAATTATGTGAATGTGGTTGCAGTCAATTTACTTCTATCATCAAGAACACGCATAAAAACCGAAGAGGTTATATTAAAGGACATCCAGCTAGATATATTAGAGGACATGTTTTTTCTGATTATAAAAATAGAAAATGGAATTATGGATTTACACAAATGAAAGATGGTAGATGGCGAGTACGGAATCGTGATGGGGGAAAAACACTTTGGTCTCATGTTGTTTATCAGAATTATTATTTAAATGGTGCTGAAATTCCAAAAGGTTATATCGTTCATCATAAAGATAGAAATAATCAAAACGATGACCCTGATAATTTAGAGATCTTGCTTCAAAAGTTCCATGGTGCATTACATATGAAAATAAACAATCTCTTTAGTAAACGAGTAATATTAATAAAAAATAACGTTATCATGGAATTTGATAGTGGATTAGCAGCAAGTCGAGGATTGAAATTGAGTAGAAATGCTGTTAATGAAGCAATACGAAGAAAACATAAAGTTAAAGGCTGGATAGCTATACAGCATGAAAATGTTTTGGCAGAGACTCTGCCCCATCTGTAGAACTTTATTGAGTAAAGAAGATCCTTGTGAGAATTCCTTTTGTCCACAATGCCAGTGGGTCTGGGGAAAATCATCTCCTATCTTTACTGGCCGGGTAATGGCCCATCTGGGGCAGATATGGCTAGAGCATTATGATATAAGCAAGCTTAAATTATATGATAATAAGAGAATCAGGATTGAATTTATAGAGATATTAAATGGTTAATGCGGTTTATAGTTATTTTAATAAAGAATTGCTGGCTGTCTTTCCGCAGATGGGAACCATTGAATATGAGATGGAGTTCCCGGTCAGCATTATCGAGTTTGCCGGTGGGACACGCATACAACGTGTAGGGCAGTGGGCCTATCCACGGTATCGTTTTAACTGGCAATTAACCAACCGTCTGCCAGTAGAGAATTTTCCCCAAGAAGGTGAATGGAGTGAGATATGGGAATTCTATAAGCGTCATCGGGGCCAAGAGAAGGCATTCTGGTTTATCTATGGTTTTCCTATTCCCGATATTGACATTATTACTGGCAATGCTGGGGCTACCAATATAACTGTGACCGCAGTTGTAGGATTGACGACAGAGACCCGGGTACGGGAGGGCCATGTCCTCCATATAAGCACTCCCAATGATAGTACAGGTGAGATAAACAAAATAGCCGCAGTCTCCGGATGCCAATCTCCTTTTACGCTGAATTTAACTAATCCCATAGGTAATACTTATACCGATGGCAAATTACGCTTTGCCTATGATGTAGTCTGGGATGAAGAGAATTTAGAGATAGAGCAGATGATTGATCTTCTTTTAACCACCGGACTTAATATGACCACGCCCTGAATTTCCATGAAAAGCTTAACTGCTCCTTTAACATCAGATATTAGCAGCGATCAATTTGATAAGATCGCTTTATGTGTGGTAGGCTTATCTTCACAAACTGTGCGCTTGACAACCGACCCTGTGGGTCTGACTTTTGGCAATTATGAATACCAGGGTAAGGGGTTCGAGATATCAGAGCTACAATATTCTTCTGAAAATACTATTGATCAGCTTACCCTATCCCTTTCTAATATTGATGGTTTTTGGGCAGATAGATTTGCCGCTGAGGACCTTATTGGACGGACGGTTCTAATTGCCATTTCTTCTCGTACCCAGGCCCCATTAGCATCAGCGGATTATCTCACACTCTATGATGGTCGGATTGATGGGGCAAAATTTACCCCCCAGGCTGTTGAATTGCCAGTACGGTCGTGGTTGGATGCCCTGAATTATCCTATGCCCCGGAGAAGGTTCTCTAAGTTATGTAATTACAGACTCTATGATAGCCGTTGTACAGTAGCAAAAGCAGCATCATCCAATACACTTGTAGGGACGGCTACGGTAGGCGATTCCAGACATCTTGCGGATACAGTGAATCTTACTCAGGCCGATGATCATTGGAATTATGGGACCCTGGAGATGACCAGTGGGATGAATATTTTTATGCAACGCCAGGTAATTGATTTTGCCGGTTTTTCGGTCTTAATAGATTATCCCTTTCCATATCCAGTTTCTAATGGGGATGGATATATACTGCTTCGTGGTTGTGAAAAGACTTTTTTTGCCTGCAAAAACAAGTTTGCTAATCAGATTAATTTTGCGGGTTTTATTCATGTGCCTCTGAGGGGATTTATTTAATTATGCCCTGGTTTACTCCTATAATTTATGCAGCAATCTTAGTTGCCTCCCATTTTGCCTCTAAGCTATTCGGTCTGGCACGTAAATCCGAAGATCGTTTTCCGGCTAGAGAATATCAGGATCTGCAATATCCGACCTTCCAGCATAATGCGCCTCTGGCGATTGCCTTTGGCAGAAACAAGCTTTCCGGTAATTATATCTGGATTGGTAATGAGCGCACAGAATCTATCCGACGCAGGCAGAGCGGACAGGTATGGTTTGAGGGCCATTATTATGCCGATTGGGCTATGGCCTTTGCGGAAGGACAAATAAACTCTGTAATCCGGGTATGGCTCAATGATAAATCTGCGCGGGAGATGCCAGGTAATACTACAGTATCATATCTAGGTACTGCGCTCCAGACTGCCGATGCCCAATTGGTGAAGGCCATCCCAGATGATACACCCTATTGGCGTAATACGGCCTATATCTTTGGTAAGGGTCTACCCGATTATTATACCTACTGGTCCAGGAACGAATTTCATCTAGGACTCGATCTGAATGCCCTGCCCGATACAGAAGTGGAATTCGAGGGCTTGGTATTATCCCATTTAGGAAGCTATTCCAATAATCCAGCGCATGTGATCAAAGAATATCTATTAAATAACGATTGGGGCATGGGAATCCCTTCAGCTTTACTCGATAATGCCTCTTTTGATGAGGTAGCCGATTATTGCGATGAGGTTATCGAGGTCTTTGCCAATCCCAGTACCTCGTTTCTGGCAGCCGGTGATCTCGATAATTACGATGTCTTAGAGACCAATTCCACAGTATCTATCGATGCAGGCTTAAAGATTCAGGTAATAACGGCTGGGGGTCTTGCAGCTCATGGGCGGGTATTATCGAATTATATCCTGACCGGCGATTTTGATATCCAGATGGAATATCAGATCGTATCATGGCCAATTGTCCCCAGGGGCTGTCAGGATGATCTTTATTTAGGAGTTATGGATGGACAAAATAATCTCTTATATATCTCCCGGTCGGAAGGCTTTAGGTGGTCCAATATGATTGCCGTTTATCTCAATCGCCGGGGGGCCGAGATAGGCGATTGGGAGGATCATATGTCTTCTCCTGCTGGGTTAGTAAGTGGCACTACGGGATTCTTGCGTATTGTACGGCAGGGAGATGAGATGACTTTTTATTATAAACAGAATGCCGGTGGTGCCTGGATACAAAAGACCGATGCGAGTAAACAATCCATTATCTGGCATGGCAACAATGTCCAACTGGCTATAGGCTTCCGCCGTTATATGCTCTTTTCCAACCAGGTGGCCCCTGCGGTAGAGTTAAAGATTAACGGATTCACCTTGAATAGTGGTGGGGGAGGCGATCAGGTCAGATTCCGGCTGGATTATGCCATTACTGAAGTCGAGAAGCATCTCGATCATCTGGAAAAGATGTTGAGTGCCTTTGGTGGCTTTCTAACCTATTCCAATGGAAAGATATTTCTAAAGATCGATAAACCAGAGGCAGCGGTCTATAATTTTAATCTGGGCAATATCGTTGCCGGTTCTCTGACCTGGAACCACATTACCCCTGTCAGTGAATTGCCCTCTCATATGCGGGTCGAGTTTATCGATGCTGGAAACAGTTATCGGCGTAATTATGCCGAGGCCCATTTCGATTGGATTATCGAGCGTCATGCCTATCGGCAGGAAGAATTGGCCCTACTTGGCATCCGTGATTATTATCAGGCATGGCGTATGGCCCATTATTATTTACGCCTAAAATATTATCTGCGTATAGGCTGTGCCTTTAAGACCGGTACCGAAGGGATGCTATTGGATGCCGGAGATGTTATCACTGTAACCCATGATGCCCCTAAATGGAATAAGAGAGAGTTCCGCATTACCGCCATCAAGATTCATGATGACGATACCACGACTATAGAAGCAGTCGAGTATTCGCCGGCTGTCTATGAGATCCCTGGTGTGACCCCGGTTAATCTAAGCTCCGGCAGTAGTGCCCCACCAGGACAGAGCTATGCCCTCCCGGATCGGTTCCGGGCCTTCGAGAGCATGATTGCCTCAGTAATCGAGCTTACCTTCTCATTGCCCCAGAATAGTGGCAGATGGGCGGGGATGGATATTTATAAAGAACTCGATGGTTCAGGCATCTGGACTTATATCGGCAGGGCCTTTAATCCTACTTCGACCGGATTGCTCGAAACTGCTATAGGGACTTCTGATTTGGATCTCAATATGTATTACCTGATCGAAACCCCGACTGATAATTTCGCTTCCGCAACACGGCCCTATAAGGTCCGAATCGAGGATGAGATCATTCAGGTTAAGGATTATGCTAATACGACCGAAATCCTGGGGCGGTGTTCCCGTGGGATCGATGCTACAAGCTCAGCTAGTCATGCTGCCGATAGTATTGTAACCCTCCTGGTCATGGACCCCTATTTCTATACCTATCCTATGGATGAAATCGGACATACTATCCGTTTCAGAGGCATTTCTCTGGATACTAGAGGTGATGAATTGAATCCCAATAATCCGCTCTATTCAAATACCATTACTATCAATGGTAATTATTATCT